CATTATTTTGGTGGGTATATCTCAAATGTTAGGTGGGTCACAAATGGCGGTGCTATCTACACAAGTAACTTTACACCACCAACAGGGCCGTTAACCGCTATAAGCGGAACAGCTTTGTTGCTAAACAGCTCAAACGGCTTTAAAGACGAAAGCACTAATAATCACACAGTAACCGTAAACGGAGATCCCGAAGTAACTCCGTTTAGTCCGTTTAAAAACGATGATGCAAGAACATTATCGACTGATGGTGGGTCTGGGTATTTTGATGGAAGCGGCGATTATTTATCTGCCTCATCATCAGTATTTTCTTCACCAGCAAGCACTTGGACTATTGAAGCTTGGGCGTATTGGGATGGTGGGTCTAAAACCGGCTTTCATGGAGTGGTTGGATCGTGGCCTACAGAAGGATATAGCTCCAACAATTCGTTTGTCATGGAAAATGTAAGTGGCACCATGATGTTCTATTACATCTACGGCTCAAGTAGTGGTAATGGAATAAGCATGGGTACCTTTAACGCACATGAGTGGAACCACTTTAAAGTTATAAAAACTGCAACACATTATTTTGCTTATAAAAATGGAGTTCAGCAAAGTTCCACTACTCTTGGGGCAAACTTTAAAGGCACGACTAACAATGTAACTGTAGGCGGTTATATTACAGGGGCTACGGCGTACTGGCCCGGATACATCGCAGATGTTCGCATTCAAAGCGGAGGAACGTCAGGCAACTTTACACCTCCCACATCACCGCTGGAATCGTCCGGTACTACATATTTTCATACTGGCTTCCAAGACGCTGGTATTTACGACTACACTGGCATCAACAACGTAGATACTGTAGGCAACGCTCAGATTGACACAAGTACTAAGAAGTATGGTACTGGGTCAATAGAGTTTGACGGGTCTGGCGACTATCTCAAGCTAGGCCCAGACACTGATCTTGAGATTGGTACTGGCGATTTTACTATTGAAGGATGGATATATACTAATACCACTGATTACAAAGGAGTCTTTCAATTTGCTAACAGCCATTTGCCAGGTAGCATAATTGGTCCAGCTCTTTTCTGGCAACCCAGCACCAATTTATGGCGGGTATATTCGTCAGCTGATAGTTATCATGATGTTACTGAGACTATTAATGTTAATACTTGGTATCACTTTGCGTTGGTAAGAGACAGTGGAGTTTATGAGTTATTTGTAAATGGCGTCAGCAAAATGTCGTTTACAAACGCTCACAATATCAACTACTCACATTTGGTTATTGGAGGAAACTATAGTGCATCCTATCTCATGGATGGACACATAGACGACTTTAGGGTTACGAAGGGTGTAGCTCGTTACACATCAACCTTTACACCACCATCAGCGGCTTTACCTAAATTTTAATTAACCCTAAACACAGTAGCACCGATGTGGCCACAAACTACATCGGTGTCTGCCCAAACTTCAAAACCTTTATCTCTGGCCTTGGCGCAGAAGTCCCAATCCTCTGACACAGTGTTGCAGTGGTTGAGTGCTACATGATACTCAAACGCAGGTTGCCCCACACCTTCAAACACATCACGCTTTACAAGCACACAGCCAAATCCACAACCGCCAATCTTGAACAATTTCTGATCTGATATATCTGCCCAAGCAAGATTGCTACCATGCTCGCCATATATCTCCAATACCTGTTCATCCTTGCGCTGACGATAGATGCCTGACACCACATCTACATCATGGTCAATAAACTTCTGTAGTACATCATTATCAAATGTAACGTCTGAATCCACACTAAACAGATAGTCATAGCCACCTTTGATAACCCAATCAGCAATAAGATTACGTATTTGGTCTATGCGGTACCCATAAAAATATTGGAAATCTATCTCAACATTGTCGTTTACTATTTGGTCGTAAATACTTTTGAACGTATCAACTTCAATGTTTCTGGCAGTGGGTATAGCTATTAATACTCGTTTTTTAGCACTAGCATACACTTTGGGTTTGTCCAACCATTCTACTCCATGATTAATCACATAGTTTGCATTTTTAGTTTGTTCTTCTGGGTTGACCTTGTAGTCGTTATCGCTATGAGCATCATTGTAGACGTACCATAGATCAGGAACACAAACTACTTTGTCAGGATGCGCAGCCTCCAACGCAGCGTAAAACAGTGCAGTATCGCCACCTGCTTTGAGCCAGTGGCCATTGTCATCCTGATATGTGCTATCCTTGTATATATGTAACATACGTGCTCTGAATGTTCTCAAGTGTGTATAGGGCATATTCCATGCAAAACGATGAGATCTATAATGTTTGTTTTGCTGTATGTTTGGAGGATAGGGCTGTGCTATCAGAGGAATTCCATCTACTAAACTCCAGCAACTTCCATAACTAAATTCACAATCTGCGTGGTATAGATTGTTTATCTTTTGGAAAATTTCAGAATCCGGATAAAGCCAATCATCGCCATCAACTAGTATTACTATGTTTTCAGGATCAAGTTTGTTTATTAATTCCACTTGATTTCTTACAGCACCCAAATTTTCCTGATTGTCGTATACTTTTAAGTTACAATCGGGTCTGTGTATCTTTAATATACCGTCTATGGTTTCCAGAGGATTATCTGTGCTAGCGTCATTGATGAGATGTATTGTATAATTGTCATAGTCCTGTGCAAAAATACTTTTTAAACACAGGGGCAAAAACTTAGTTGCATTATAGAAAGGTATCACAACATCAATGTGCTGTTGTTTTTGTCTGGCCACTGGATTATGATGCGGATTGGTAAATCTGGTGCCAAAAACATGCTTTACCCTTTGACTAATCTCACTTACTCTTTGATATTCAGTTTTAGATAGATAATCAAATTTAAGTTCTGCACAAAAATGTTGTTTCCATTGTAGCGCTACTGTATCCCATGTATTGATGCCTGCTAATTGATTGCATGCATATTGTTTTTGTTGATGTAAGTATGTATTATTGTAAGCTTCGATAGTTAAATTTACAAATCTGTCCTCCTGATCACCATTCATGATGTTGGGAAATAATCCATTTGCTTGTATGGCATAGGGAGTCTTCCAGCATGCTTGATCTATGGCTATCTCCTCCAGAGCACCAAAAATATTACATATAACTGGTGTATTATAACTCAGGGCTTCCAGCACACTGATGCCATATGTTTCTGGGAATTCGCCAGGGTACAGCATAAAATTGGATCGTCTCATCCACATTGCAACTTCTGGTGGTGTAACAATGCCAGTAAAATGTATGTCTAAATTAGGATTATTGTCAGCGTGAGATTTTAAATTTTCATATGTTTGCTGCTGTTCGTCCATGGCATCATCGTCACCAAATTTATAGTATCCTCCCAGAATCGCCAACTTTGCTTCTGGCAATTGTTCTTTAACCCTGGGCCAGATACGTTCCACTAAACTTCGCATGCCCTTGGTAACACTACTGTTAAAAACAAATAAATTGGGATCCTTTGTGGTTACATCCACCCATTCGTCGCCATATTTTGTGATAGCGTTTCTGGTCTGAAAAATATATTTTTTCATGACTTCAAAGTTTCTTCGTTTGCCATGATCACAGTTTGTGATGTAGGCAGTATGGAAATCGCTCAGCGTAAATACTTTATGAATTAGACCGTCCAAGCACATGCCCTCGATCAAATCGTCGCCGTCGCAAAAAGTATCATGCATCCATAAAACACGATATCTACTAGCCATGGAAATATTTTCGAAGTCTGGCATAACAGTAAATGTTTTAAAGCGGTCTTTAATAGCATTGGGCGCAAAGGGTGCGACGGTTCGACTAGAGATCATAACATCAAACCCTTCTGGGTAGTTAATAATGTCCGATAATGGTATGTATGCTACATCATGATATACTCCAGGGTTGCAATCATCCCTGGTACAATCATTAAATACTTTTACATCATAGCCTAATTGTGCTAATTCTCTGCTTATTTGAATTACGGCACTTTCTGAACCACCCAGGCCCCTGCGGTTAAGGGTGTCCCCATCATATGGCAAGCCAAAAACGTCTATAAAAGCAATAGATTTCATAATGTTACTTACTTATTCATTACTCACAGATGGTGTTTTTATGGTTTATGCATAAATAAGACTACATACAGTAACACAGACTCTACCAACACAGGAAACAGGAGAGCGTGTAAATGGAAGAAGCATTAGGCATCATAGCCGAAGTAGGATTTCCCATAGCCATCAG